AATATTAAATATTAATGGTTGATAGAAGAAGAGATAGCAAAGAAGACGATGTAATCGTATTAATTGATGATAATCACTCTAATAAACTTAAAGCAGAATTAGTTAATAAATCAGCTTCAACACCTACTTCAAGAGACGACAATAAATTATTAACTTTATATGAATTTACAGATAAAAAAACTACAGAAAGCCAAACAAGCGAAACAGCAAATGATATTAACGATAAAAAAGAACGATTATATAAATCGATCAAAGAAAATAAGAAAAAAATATCAACATCATTATATATAATATCGGCTAAATATGATTTAATTTATTTCAGATATAATAGAATTTCATTATTAATATTAATAATATCAACGTTGACAACATTTATTGAGGCTATAAGATTGACATTAATAAATTATCAAAATGATAATCAAAATTCACAGATGGGATTAATAATATCAAAAGAAACGATTTCTTTGATTGTAAATATGATATCATTATTTATGGGAACATTATTGACAATATTAAGTTCAATTGTCAAATTTAGAAATTATAGGGAAAATATGGAAAAACTTAAAAACATACACGATATATTATTTAATTATAAATTGATGTATAACAAACAAAAGGATATGATTGATTATTTTACTATGTCGAATAATTTAACACCTGAACTATTTGATAAATTGGTTGAAAATGTTGAAAATATAAATAAAGAAATTAAAGATATCAATATCTTCGAAAATGTACGAATTAAAGATATTATTAAATTCAATAGAATTAAAGTGCAACACGATATAGAATTAAAACGATTAACTAATAAGAGAGAATTAGAATTCTTGAAATTGACAATCGAATCAACTCAAAATAAGTTTTTATATGAAAATAAACCTAATAAAAATAAACCAGGATGTTTTTAATTTGAATAAGCTAAACCACCCATTCCTGATAATATGCGAAGAACATTATAATTAACAGTATAGATATAAATAGTGCCATTGACTGAAGAAGCAAGTGATAAAACAGCAGTGTCTATACGAGACATATTGAGAGTGCCTGATGGTTGATGCTCTTCTGGTTTGATGGCAAATGAATAAACATTTATACCGTTATTAAAAACATTGGGGGTATTTTCGTGATGTTGATAAGGTTGAACAAGAGTGAAATAAGTTCCGTTGCGTTCAGCGAAACGGTCATTGCCATTTAATTGTATTTTAGCCTTAGTTACTGGATTTTTGCTTAAAACATATTGGTTATCCTTATTGCGATCAGTAAAATTATTCCAATATGGAGCGGCAACAACATCAGCAGTAACTGAAGAAACATCTGGTTTTATTACCCATACTAATTCCTTGCAAGGATGATTAAAATTCATTCGGATGCTCTTCATTGAGTTTGAACTGTTTCCTGAAACTGTATCAGCTCCAGTAAATTGTAATTGTTCAATTAGATATTCGTGAGATAGTTGAGCAAAACGGCGGCGTTCGTCAGTGTCTAAGAAGATGTAATCAACCCATAGAGAAGCAGCAGATAAAGATACATTTGAAGCAGCTCCACCAAATTTGGTATTATCATCAGTTGCTGAAGCAGCTGGTCGTGATCCTGACATATTCTTATTAGTATCAATCATAGCAGTTACAGTTTCTAATTCAATATTAACTTTAACTTCGTGATATTGAAGAGCAATTAGTGGAAGTGCTAAACCAACATTTCGGCAAAACCAAAATTCTAGTGGGACATATAAAGAATAGCTATCACCTGTGCCTAAATAAATAGAACGATTGTATTTATCTCCACCAACCATTAGTTTATAACCGTCGCGTTTTCCGATTGGAAGTGATAATTCATTCCAGATGTATAACCATTCTGAATAATGCTTATCAATACGCTGACCGCCGATTTCTAATTCAATTGTTTTTAATAATTTTAGTCCAAAGAATGGAACCATCGCAACAGCCCCGGCCGCTGCAGCTGCAGTATTATTATTAGTGATAGTACCAGTGAAATAAATACGATTAATTAAATCACCATTTCGAGTAACTTGGCAAGTCACTCGAGAACCAAAAGATGCAGAACCATTGAAAGTTTGTTCAATTGCTTCTATGGCAAAATTAGTATGACGGCGATAAGCAACTTTGAAAAAAGTAATTTGAGGATTACCAGTTA